GACACCTCTGAGTCTTTTGGACTCCCTGCTACTGCTGACCTTATGTTTGCCCTTATTTCTACAGAAGAGTTGGAGGGTGTGAATCAAATAATGGTCAAGCAGTTAAAGAATAGATATAATGATCCTACAGTTCACAAGAGATTTGTCATAGGTATTGACAGATCCAAGATGAGGCTGTATGATTGTGAACAGCAGAAACTTACCGACTCTGGTAATGAAGAAGAAGTCTTAGAGATTGCTAAGACAGTAACCAAATTCGATTCATTTAAGATATGAGCAAGCACGACCATGACCATAAGGACTCAGTACCTGGTCCAATTCCATTTGATCCTGCATCAACTGACAATGCACAGAAAGTAGCAGAGACTATGAATAACTCTGCACAGGATGCTAAAGATGACATGGCAGAAGGTGCAAAGAAGATTGCTGATGAAACTCCTAAGACACCAGAAGAGTTTATTAAACAGAAAGGTTTTACTGCATGGCAAGCAGCAGAGAAAGTCAGAGCAGAAGAGAACAAGAAAAAGGACAAGGAGAAGTTCCAGATAGACTTAGATAAGTATATGCATTTTCAGGACAAGACTTGTTCTGATGCTAGTAAAGATAAGATTCAGTACATTGATCGACTGAGACAACTATCTGAACAGGGATGTGACATCGCTCGTTTAGATACTGCTTCTCAGGGATTGACTGCTGAAGCAGGTGAGTTCTGTGAGATCGTCAAGAAGATGAAGTATCAGGGCAAACCATGGAACGATGCTAACAAAGAGCATCTTATCAAAGAGTTGGGTGATGTACTATGGTATGCTGCTTGTGCAGCAAGAGCATTAGAAGTCCGTTTGGATGATGTGTTCTATACCAACTCACTTAAACTTGCTGCCAGATATCCTGGTGGTGAGTTCTCTATCGAAGACTCAGAAAATCGCAAAGAAGGAGACATTTAATTGCATTTAGTTTATGGAGCGATTGCTATTGCATTGATAGTAGCAATCATTGTGACCCTAGTGTGGTATGATCCACATTAAAGAGGTCTGGAAAGTCTGGAAGTATACTTTGGGATCCTTCCAAGACGAAACCACGAAGAGGTATGATGATATTATCTGCATCATCAGAACCTTTATCTTTGTACAGTTGGTTCTAACCAACTGTTTTATTATTGCAGGTAACATTAGACATTGGAATGACAATCATGGCACTATCACAACAGGTAGAGTACAGTTTGAGAGAAGCACAAGAGTCTCTCCGTAATGCTCTATCCTTCGCAGCAAGATCCGAAAAACCGTACATCTCAAAGCATATTGCTGATATGCTGGCTAATATTGATAACCTCTGCCACGTTTCAGAGCTTATCGAATCACTGGAGGATGCACAAGATGCAGTTAAAGATAACGAATGAAGAGTTCGATACTATTATAATGAATCTTTGGATGCATCGTAAGACCGATAACAAAACTAAAGAATTATATGAAAGACTTAAGGTAGAACAGAAGGACAATAAATAGAGGGGTAACACCCTCTTTTTTAATGGCGAATAAAGGAAACCAATTTGAGTGGGCGGTAATGTATCATGCGTTGTCTCGTGTTGGTGATCCTGCTGAACTCTCACAGGATCAGCGAAAGACATTGGACTCAGCAACCTCACAGATAGCAACTATGGGTGAGGATAACCCAATATCTGTGGCAGGACGGAGGGTTATTGATGATATTAAGCCAGGCAGAGCACTACAAAGCTTCTATAAATCTTTTGAGAAGTATGGTGGTGGTGCTGACGAAGGTAAGACTGACATTGCATTTCGGAAGGATGGCACCACATATAAATGTAGTATGAAGTATGGTGATTCATTCCAACTAACCAGTGCTGGTATAGATACTTCTGTTAATGTACTCACTAATATTCTTAGGTTGGTAGCAGAGAAGTATGGTACAAGATCTGACGCAGCGGCTTTAGGTTACCTTCAGTTAGTGTTAGAAGATATATCTAATACATTTGAGAATGCTAAAGGTACTATTACTGCTACTGAAGCAGATAGACTTATGACAAATGTTAGAAAGAATTTTGGATTGCAAGCACGGCTGCAGTCTATATTGGGAACCAGAAAGAATCCCACTACAGCAGGAGTTTATAGTAAGTTTAAGTATGAATTGACTAAAGAATGTTTGACTGGTGAGATGACATTTAATAATTCTGAGAAGGTTGCTACTCATGTTCTTACAGAAACTGGAGTAGTTCCTATAGATGACTCGTTAATCAATGAAATTATGGGCAAAGCAGGGGTTAGGATCTCCAAGAAGGGGAGGAAATCTAAAGGTGGTGTTAAGATGAATGCCATTACCATCAGGTATGAGGTATAATATAGTCATGGCAAAGAACACACACTTAGAACACATAGAAGATGAGCTTATCAACAATGGATATGCTGGTGGTAGTAATGCGATAAAATTTTTAGAGTCACTACGGGACATGCTTGGTGCTACTGGCACTGGAACCACAAAGGTCACAGTCAAATGGGATGGTGCTCCTGCTATAGTTTGTGGTAAGGATCCTAACGGTCAGTTCTTCGTAGGAACTAAGTCAGTCTTTAATAAAGGACAACCAAAGATAGGATATGATCACGAGTTGATAGACTTTCATTATGAATCAAGTCCAGTAAAGGATGTATTGCATCAGTGTTATGATGCATTTAAAGAATTACCTATTAGTGGTGTACTACAAGGTGACCTCCTATACACTAAGACTCCACCTGTAGCCACTCTAAGTGGTAAGACAGGTTATAAGTTTAAACCTAATACAATTGTATATTTTGTAGAAAAAGGTACACCATTAGGTGATAAGGTAGGAGCTTCTAACTTTGGTATAGTATTTCATACCAGTTATAGTGGTACTACTGTTGATTCTATGTCTGCTTCATTTGGTGTTGATGTTAGTGGTCTACAAGGTACTCCAAGTGTTGCAGTGTTCTCTTCAGAATTTCAGAATCTGAATGGTGTTGCTAACCTTTCTAAATCTGATAAGCAGAACTTTAATAAACAGATTGTTATTGCTAAAAGTGGTATAACTAAGGGTAGAAACTTCCTTGATCTTCTTGGGGGTAAGAAACCGTTTGAGTTTACTGCATTGTTTAAGATGTACTTTAACCAAGTGGTTCGTAGTGGTAACATTCCATCATCCTCTGCTGTTATGCTTAGATCGTTTGTAATCTTTGTAACAGAGAGGTTTGATATGGAGATTGCCAAAAAGAAAACGGAGAAAGCACAGAAACAATGGGAGAAAAAGAAAGAGAGTACTATTAAATACCTAAATAATAACAAAACTGCCATACATAATGCTATGAATGCCTTTACTGCATTGATGACTGCCAAAAACATCATCATTAGCAGACTACAAAAGGTTAAAGGCATTGGTACGTTCATAGAGGATGAAGATGGGTATCGTGTAACAAGTCCTGAGGGATTCGTTGCTATTAAAGACGGTACTGCTATGAAACTGGTCGATAGACTAGAGTTCAGTCGTGCTAACTTCACTGTTGCAAAAAATTGGGGATAAATGTTAACATTTCACGTCTTTATAACTGAAGCAGAAGCAACTAAGAAACCAGTTGCTAAGAAGAAGCCTGTGGGTAACACTAAGGCAGACAAACTTGCTGCAGATAAGCATGTCGCTATAACATTCGGTAGGTTTAACCCACCTCATGCAGGTCATGGTAAACTTATGGATGCTGTTAAGTCACATGGTGGTGACTCTGGTAATTACAGGATCTATCCTAGTAGAACACAAGATCATAAGAAGAATCCTTTAAGTGCTGACCAAAAGGTTGAGCACATGCGTAAGATGTTTAAGGGTCACAAGGATGCGATCCAAAACTCTGAGCAACATAGGAATATATTTGACATCATGCGTGACCTCAATGATGAGGGACATGAGCATGTTACTATGGTAGTTGGTGATGACCGTGTAAAAGAATTTCAGAAATTAACTGACAAGTATAATGGTGTACACTATGACTTTAAGTCTATCAATATAAAGTCTGCTGGTGCTAGAAATCCAAAGTCTGAGGATCCTTTGGAGAAACTTAGTGCAAGTGCTTTGCGTAAACATGCTACAAGTGGAGACCATGAAGCATTCCATGCTGGCACTGGTGGATATAAGCATAGTAAGCAGATGATGGCAGATGTTGCAGCAGGTATGACACCACCAGAGAAAGCTGCTAAGAAGAAGAAAGCAAAGGCTAAGAAGGAGAGTTGGTTGTTCGCACCTAAGTTATATCAACAGGAATTAAGGGAGCACTACATCGAAGAAGATCTTTTTGCTGTAGGCACACTCGTAGAGTATGATGACACTGGTATTCGTGGTAATATTGTTCACCGTGGTAGTAACTATGTAATCCTTAAGGATTCTTATGGCGATGAGTTTCGCACATGGTTACATCATGTGACAGAAGTTACAGATGCTAGTAAGAACAGAGAAGATCAGTCTAACTTCTCTGCTGATGACGGTAGTGGCAATGACTGGAAAGTTGGCACAGATAAATATCGTCAGGCGGTACAGGCAATGACACCTGGACAAGCAACCACTAAGTTTGGAGTTAAGTTTTCAGACTTTAGAAAGACTGCAACACCTAAATAATAGTTACGGACCTACTTAAAAACAATGGTTGATATTAAAGTATCTGCAGAACTCATGGGTTACACCATGGAAGAACAGATGACAATCCTAAAGCACGTTGATAGAGAGTCAGCAGCTCCCTCGAAACGTATGCAGGAGACAGTTGATAAGATCACTAAGATCATTGACGAGTCACCTATCCAAGAAGTCTTCGAAGGGTATGGTGGGTTTCCGATAGAGAAGGAAGCGATCAATAAGAGTAAACGTAAGTCACCTGATGACCGTAACATAGGTAGAGTAATCTCACCTGGTGGACAGTCTATGGTTATTACTGGTCGTAAAAGTGATGGTCGTTACATTGTAGTAGGTAAGAAAGGAGAGAAGACTGCTAAGTATGCAGAGGATATTGGTGTCCAAGAGTCCATTGATATTGAGGACTTACATCAGTCTATGTTAGAAGCTATGACTGTTACTAACGCTGATAAAAAGGGCAACACACCTGCATGGCAGAACTATAAGAAAGGCATGAAGAACAAGCAAGGCAAGCCAGTATATAAGGCTGCTGATCATGTCAAAGAAGATACCATTAATGAGATTTCTGCTGACCTCGCACTGAAAGCATCTAAGAAAGCAGATGTAGAGAGAGGAAAGGCAGCAGCAGCAGGTGATAAAGAGAAGGCAAAGTCTAAAGCAGGACAAGCATCTCGTTTATATGCTGCACAGAAAAAGAAAAGACTTGGTGAAGAGACTATCGATGATCTTATAGAGAGATTCATTGACCTAGATGATGACTACATAGATGAAATTAGTTTCGAAGACCTCGAAGCGATGTGTATAGAAGCATTAGAAGAGCTAGATGAAGTTTCACTTAATGAAGCACTCGAAGCCATAGATGGTATAGAGTTGTTGACGGAAGCACCATCAAAGCATTCTGCAATGCCTAATATTGCTGTACAAGCACCCCAGAAAAAACCTGAGAGAGATGCAGGTTCATTAGCTCGTAAGAAATTACTGTCTAAGTCATCTGACTCTGGTCCTTCTCGTTCAGATAAGGTTAAGTCAGCACTTAAGAGTGCAGGATCTGCTGTCAAGAAGGGGTTAAGTAAGGTACCATACAAAGCAGGTCAAGCCGCAGGTCATGCAAAAAATGTTGCTGATAAGGTAGGTAGTGCTGCTAAGAAGGTAGGAAGTGCTTTAAGTAAGGCAGGGTCAGACGCTAAGGCAGGGTATGCATCAACTCGCAAGAAGCCAGGCGTATCAGATTCAGCTAGACCTGATAAGAAACCAGGTGTATCAGATTCAGCTAAACCTAAGTCTAGTGCAGGTGGTGGAAGTTCTAGTGGTTCAGGTGGAAGAGGACAAATCAAACAGTCCTTCGCTAAGTCGAATTCATCTTCATCAGAAACATCAAGTTCATCATCAAGTACAACAAGTAGTTCATCATCAAGTAGTTCCTCAGGATCAAAACCTGCAGGAGCACCAGCAGGAGGATCAAAACCTGCAGGATCAGGTATTGGTGGTAAGCTAAAGCGTGGTATCAAAAAGGTAGTTGGCAAAGTGGCTCGTGGTGTCTCCAGTGGAGCAGACCGTGTTGCAAATCGCATGGGTGAGAGTTATGATTGGCGTAAAGAGTTGGGGATTTAGTAATGACATCCAAAGCACAACAAACATTATTACATAAGAATGATAGACGTGACAAAGACAGTCAACATCCCATCATGAAGGGTGGGACCAAAGTAAAGAAAGGTATCACGATTAATCCAAAGAAGGAGGATCTTATGTCAGAGAAATTAGATCCCGTCGGTAAAGAGGATTCAGACATCAACAACGACGGTAAACACAACCGCAAAGATGACAAGTACCTAAAGTATAGAAGGAAGGTACGCTCTTCAGTCATCAAGCGAAGAGATCATTTACAAAAAGAAGCACTACAACTAGCAAAGTCTGGTGTCCCTGATGGGTATGATGCTAGAGTAGATATAGAAATAGAAGAAATAGAAGAGGTAGCCGTAACAGGTGCTGCTCTTCCTGCTTCTGTAGGTTCTACTGCTCACAGTAAGACAGATAAAGCAAAAGAGAATCTCAAGAAGAAGATGCTCCAAGCAACTGCTGAGTATGATAAGAAGAAGAAGGAGGGAAGGCGATGACACTTGTCCTAGAGTGGGACAACTCTGAGATGGCAGACAAGCTCAAGCGTTATGATGCTGAGAAGGTCAAGGCTAAAGAAACTTTGTACAAGTCTAAGCATGGACCTAAAAGGTACAAGGAATTTATGAAGAAGGATGCTGCTGAGAAGTCTCCACCCATCAAGAACCCTAAAGGAGTAAGAGCATTACATAAAGGTAAGTGGGGTTACATGAAGAACAAGAAGTTTAAGGCAGACTAATGCCCAAGAAACCATTACATAAATTGCCACTGGATAGTTGGTTTGATGATGTCCCTCATCCATATGATTCATGGCCAGTAGCAAAAGATTTAAACTTGGATGAACATATACCATACCCCTATGATGGTGTTGTAGAAGAAACTATACATGAGAAGATGTATAGATTGGCAACCAAGAATAATAGAATAGGTGGGTCGGAAGCATATATAGAATAGTTAATAATTTTGTATCATGTTATCTTTTTTACTCCCACTAGCATCAAAAATCATTTCAGATGCTGTAGATAAGATCCCCGAAGACGCAGAGCTCGGTGAGAAACTTATAGATATATGCCTTAAGATCATTGGTAAAGCAGTCAAACTTACAAAGACTGATGCTGATGATAAGTTGTTTGCTCAAGTAGAGAAAGCAATCAAGGCTCGTTAAATTATAAATAAATAATAGGATACCAACAACTTTTCAGAGGAATTACAATGTCTGTCGTAGGAAAAATAGACGCAGCTGCATTCTCTAACACAATTGGAGTCACTAATGGTGA